TAAAATGTGTTTTAATAAAACCTATCATTAGATGATAAAAGAATTTACTTGAACCATGATTTTTAAGATACAATATAATGTTAAATAAGCTTTTCTTTTTATTTGGAATATTAACTTTTTCAATAAATTTTTTTTCATAATTATTTAATACAGACAAATCTAATTCTTGTAATTTATTTTTTTCAATTACATCAATTCTCTGTATTTTTTCTATAGAATCGAAAATTTCACTATCTATTGTAATATCATCAGTTTCTAACTTATTAAAAGAATATTTTTTTGAAGGTTCTGTTTTTAGTGTTTTCTTTTCTGGAAGTTTTGTTTGTATTTTTGATGCTACTTCATGTGTAAGAACATTTGGTTCTTCAAACTTATACTTTTTGAACTTAGGATCTGAAAAGACAGAAGAAGGATTTAAACCTATTCTAGAAATAAAAAGAAGTTCCCATGGATAAATTTTGTAATTTGGATTTTTAGATGTTGGTAAAACTTTAAAAGTTTTGATGTAAGATTTTTTCAATAAAAGTTTTGCAAATCTTATGTATCTTTCTGAATTTTTACCTGGTATTTCACATAATATTGCTTTCATATTTGGTTTAACAAGAGGAACACACATTTCTGCAAATTTAATAAGAGTAGAAAGCGCAGGACGAATATGTTTGGGTTGCTTGAATGACCAAGCTCTTGGTTTTTTTGCTAAAATTCTAAACATTTTTAAAAAATAAATGCCTTCATGATCAGTCTTCTCTAAAGACATACCATAATCTGTATCATCTAAAGAAAAAACTGCATGAATTCGATAAGGCAATTGTGTATCATCAGTAAGATTAAATTCTACAGCACTATTTAATGATTCGTTTAATAATTTTTCTTGATAGAATTGATTGAATGAAAGCATATTACTCATCTTTTTTCAGGTACTTTTACTAAAAGAACATGAGGATCGATTCCAAGTTGTCGAGCAATATCCATGCGTGTATTTCCGCTCATAATTCTCATAGTTCTATTTGGAAAAATAAGAACAATGGGCATTTTCATTGGTTTATTTTGTTTAAAAGCATCATAAATGGATTCAATAGTTTTTTCATTTCTGTATTTAGGATATGAAGCATAACCGCGTATTAATGAAAGTAAATCCTTTTTGTTTTTTGTATGACTTCGATATTGTATTTTTTTATCTATTTCTGGTGTTACAACCAATATTTTTGCTTTGTTAACAGAATCAATAAATGACTGAAGAGTAGGAAATGCGTCTCCAGTTATTTGTTTTAAAGGTTTTATTTCATATTCTATTTTATATTCAAGCGCTATATCATCATTTGAAGGTTTGATCCAATTTGTAAAATTGATTTTTTCATCTTTTTCTATGATATATTGTTTAAATCTTTTTATCATATTTGTGTATTTCTATACCATTTTATTCTTAAAGTTTTATATAATTACTGAATAGTATACATGGTACTTCATATTTTTACATTGTTTTATTATTGATTTTCCATATCAACAAAAGTTATAAATCAATAATCTATATTTTTATTTATATAATATTATCTTTAAAATCATCAAAAAAAACAATTCGATTTCATCTTTTGCACAAACTCTTATAATAATTTTTGTATTATCTTCTGAAGATTCTAATTATTTTTTCTTTTCTTTTTTCACATTTTTTGCAAATTCAGAAGCCAATTTCAAAGTTTTTGCATCTGTTTGAATTGAAAACTTGTCTTCAGCATTATATTTTTCTTCTTTTTTCATCAAATTTTCTTTATTCAAATTCATTACATTACTCCTGATTGAAATTTTAACATTGCTATCATATTAGTGATATGATAACTTCTAGCATTTATTTGACGTATAATACTTTCTAAATATTTAGCATTTTCTTCATGCATTGCTATACGTAAACTTAATTCTATAATATCTTTATCTGACTGAATATACTTATCTATGTCTTGACGAATAATTTTAAGGGGCCATGGTTTCCAACCGCGTCTTTTTAATTCTAATTCATCCATAGTACCATTATAATATTCAGTTTTTGCTCTTTCAAGTTCTAATAAATCGGATTTAAGTTTTTTTACTTTAAGAGCTTCACGATAAAATAAGTTATAGTATTTGTTATGTAGTTCTGGAGTTCTACTTGACTCTTGTATTAAATTTGTTTCATCTATTTTACAATCTTGTGACCACATTTTGTTTATTTCTTCAAAATTCATAATTCATTAAGCCCTTCTTAATAAATTAAAAATATCAGTCTAGTATGAATATTATTATAATAATAAAAAATGTCAATCTTTATTTTATTTTGTTAATAGAATATGAATTATAAGCAAAGGTTACTGTTGCTTCAGGATATTGCACGTCGGGCATTGTAGTATCAAGCGTGATATCACCTAATGCTATAGGAAAGCAATCTTTGAAATTGATTTCTAAATGAGGATTTTTATTACTATTATGAATAACTATAGAAATATCTGATTTTAGTCCGTATTCACTTTCATTTAGATTTTTATATTGTTGAAAATTTTGAGGAAATGATATACCATGCATCCAATTAAAGACTTCAATAAAATTATCCATTTTTTCGTCTACGATAAAGCTTAAGTTTAAATCATTATATACGAGTCGATCAGCCGTTTCAAAAATTGGATTTAAAGCTGTTGGTCTTGGAATCGGTTGTAATGAAATGCCTGGTATAATTGCTCTTTGTATAAAAAATTGCACATGTGGAAGTCTTTTTACAGATACAATAAATTCAATCGGTGATAGATAATTTGTAATCATTGTTTTTCCTATTGACATTTGAGTAGAAACATTATATTCTTATTTATAAGAAAAAGGAGGAAATAGAAATGACTTACAATCTGTTCATCGATGATGAGCGTTATCCTTTTGATGTTACTTGGTGTTCTTTGAAAGATCAATCGCTGTATCAAAATGGCGAATGGTTTATTGCTCGTAACTGGTTTGATGTTCTTGAAATCGTTGCGTCTCTTGGATTTCCTCGGATGATCAGCTTTGATCATGATCTTGGAGACAATGAACTCACAGGCTATGAGATTGCGAAAAAATTGGTTGATATGGTAATGGATGGTGTTCAAATACCTTCTGATTTCGAATTTCGAGTGCACAGCAAAAATCCTGTTGGTGCCGATAGCATCAAGAAGTATATGGAAAACCTTCTGAAACATATCGGTCGACAAGATATGTAAAATTAACAAAGACTTTAATAAAATCTAAAGATAAATATCACGGTGTATTCTAAATACACCGTGATATGTTTTATATATCATTTTATTTGATAAAAAAAGGAGTAATCAAATTGAATTTTGTAGACAAAAAAGTAAAAGATTATTATGGAAAAAATGAAGATGAAATGCATTATTTAAAGTACCTTGATTTATTTCATAAAGACGATCCGCATGACGATTGTACTTGTTGGATTTATAAAAAAAGTAATAAAGATAAAAAGTTTACATTGAAATAGAATAATAATAAAAGATATTTATATATCACAATTTTAATAAACTCTCTTTGTTTCTGATGTTGACAAATCAGAAGAATCAGTATATTTTTAAAATATAAACAGAGGAGTTAAAAATGAAAGAGATGAAAATCAAACCGCGTTTCATCATTTTCATCGAAACCATTACCGGTGAAATTATTCGCTCTTTTACTTGGTGTCACGATAAAGCTTCTGGCATTGATCATGCACGTATGTATGCACGTAAATTTGGTTTCACTCCAATTCGTATTTGGGCCCAACCGGTTGAAATCAAACAATAAATTAAAATAATTCTGACTATAACAGATATGCTTAGCAATTAAATGCTAAGCAAATCTAATACATATATTACATACAAAAAATGATATAAAACTGATAATATCAATTAAAAATCAAGGGATGTCTTATTATGATGGATATGACAATTGAAGAATATGCTGAATTTATTCAACATCTTTTAAATCAGATTGAAGATGATCATCAATTCAATCAATCTGATGATAAGTTTCAGTATGAATTTCGTTATGAAGATATTAGTGAAAAAAAATGATTCATATTCAATGTAAACTACCTCGTAATGTTTTTGTAGCTTGTTCTGGTGGTGTAGATTCTATGGGTGCAGTAGATTTCTTGAGAAGAAATCATGACTGCACTCTTATGTTTTTTGACCATGGAACGGAAGCTTCTGCAGAAGCAAAAGAGTTTCTAGAAGATTATGTTTTTCAAATCAATAAAGAATTTAAAAATTCTCCAAATGCTACTACTCTTACTTTAAAACAAAATAAAATTTCACGCACTAAAGATAAACACGAATCATGGGAAGAATATTGGCGTAAAGAAAGATATAATTGGTTTCACTCATTTGATTTTGATATTATCACATGTCATCATTTGGATGACTGTGTCGAAAATTGGATTTTTACGTCACTTCATGGAGAAGGTAAGATCATTCCATTTCGTAATAAAAATGTGATTCGGCCATTTCGTTCAAACAGAAAGGCAGAATTTGTGAATTGGTGCCGCAGAAATAATGTTTCTTGGGTAGAAGATACTTCAAACGAAGACACAAAATATATGAGAAACTATATTCGTAAAGAACTACTTGATAAGTGCCTTGTTGTGAATCCTGGTATTCATACTGTAATTAGAAAAAAAGTTTTAAATGATGAACTTTAATAATTATGATAATGCTTTATTAATAGAATTAATATAACGATCAATTTATCAAAAATAAGATGAAAAAATTAGATTTGGCTTGTGTTTATTTTCAGACAAGAACGAAAGTATCACTTACTCAAGGTAAAAATTTACTCGTATAAAAAGCTGTTAGACATAGTAAAACTCATAGACACGAACTTGATACTTATCATCATTATAATGTGTATACATATATTTATGATGTATCATCAAATATTATTAAAAACAAAATGTATGATGAGTTAACATTTAATGGAATATAAAAAGATGACACGTTTTATTGATACTTTGTCTCTTAATAAATATTATTGCTCAATATTTTCTTAATCGTCTTTGACCAAGATATAATGAAAATATCGATATTAATGATTGGATTATAACATTGAATAATTCAATAAAAAAAGTTGACATATATTCCGAACTTATATATTATTAATAATACTTGATAAACATTTATATAACTTTTTTCATGGATTATAATCATGATTGAATTTGCAAAAAAATTTTTTCAACCTTATTATTTTCGTGATATTCGTGTTTTTTATAGAAATGATAAATATTTTGTAAGAGTTGGTCTTCCATTCGACCATGAAATGATTGAACAGTATGATAGATATACTGATGCATTAAAGCGTGCGACTGAGATTGTTTTTACAATTGAGGAAATCAAATCTAAAGATCCTTCTAAATTTGATATTATGAGAAAATGGCTTAGAGACAAAAGTGAAAATAATCTTTCGTTTTGAATTAATTTATGAAAGAAATCAAAATGATTTATTTTATCTGTTAACCAACGATCATGCTAAAGCATAGATCGTTTTCTTTTTCTACTATTATAAATTTAGATAAGGAAAAGATTGATTCATTACTTAATTTATATAAAATTTGAATTTTGTTATCTATATAAAGGCCGATTAGCTCAATGGAAGAGCACTTCCCTGATAAGGGAAAGACAGAGGATCGTAACCTCTATCGGCCACCAAAACACTTGAGAAATTTTTCTAACAGCGGCCTGTAAAACATTTGCGGTAAAATATTCAGGTTGTTTTACAAGAAGTTCGAT